AGCGCTGACCGAGCAGGCTGATTTGTCCCTCGTTCATGCAATGGTCGGCCATTGGGTTTCCCTGGGTGCGCGGGGCCTCTCGCGAGGAGATGGGGACCGATAAGGCCCCGCGCGGGTTAAGGGGTGGTTTGCCGGGCAGGTGTGTCATCGCCCGCTATGCTTTTTGGGGTATGTCGGCTTTTCCGGCGGCGAGGGTTCTTCGCCATCGCCGGGGGTTTTGTTAGCGTCGGGGCCTTCACCACCGTCGAGGTCTTCGCTGATTTTCCAGCCGAGGCGTTGATGTTGTTCAACCTGCCCGGGGTGGACCTGAATCGTTTGGCCCTCTTTTTCTACCTTGACAAATTTTTCGGGTTTCTCTGCCATGTTGCCTCCTTATGACCGGCGGGAGTCACCCCCCGCCGGTGTCGCTTGGCCTTCCAGACTTTAGTTGCCGAGCAGCAGGGCGGTGTGTTCGGGAACGGCGTTTTTGACGCCCCAAGCAATGCCAACTTCGAACTGGTTGGCGTGATATCCCTTGTACTGGGCGAAGCGGAACGGCAGACCGGTGACCGGGTCCTGAACGATCAGCTCGTCGGTGGCTGCGTCTCCTCCGCTGGGCTGTTTGGGCAGGCGGGCCAGCAGATGGATTGCCGAGCGGGCGAAAATCATATTGCGGGTGCAAGTGCCGACTACAACGATGGCGTCGCCATCTTCGAGGGCGGTCTGCAGGCCCGGGGCGTTGATGGTGATGTCGCCGGCGGCGGCCAGACCAACTTGAACGACATACTTGTCCTTGGTGTTGGTGCCAAAGGTGACGACATCGCCAGCCAGGATGGTTCCGGTGCCGGTTTTGAGGGTGATGTCGGTCGCTCCGGCAGCGTGCGCGCCGTTGATGACATAAGGTCCGGTGTTGTTTCCGACGGCGGTAGTGGTGACGATGCCTGCCGACTCGCGCAGTTTGACGCCGTAAATGTCAATCAACTCGCCGGTGTTGAGCATGCTGGCACCCTGGAAAGATCCGAGACCGACCAAGGTACGGACAGAAGCGCCGGCGACGGTGTCGAGCACCATCTGGATGTCATTGGATGGGGCACCATTATCGACGAGGATCTTGCGGGCCTGGGCCACCTCACCGAGATTGCTGGCGAAGAGAGCTGCCGGGGTGGTGGCGTGGGCGGCGTAGGCGCGGGAGGTGTAGAGCTGCAGCGCAGCCAGGTCGATCTCGATCAGGTTGCGCAGACGGCGGATCGCCTGCGCGATCTTGTTATCCTGAATGCCGTTTTTGGCTTCCATGCCAAGCCGGGCTTCGTCGTCTCCGGTCCAGTAAAAGGGGACCGATTTGGCTTTGGTCAGCTTCATGGTGCCGGCGGCGACCGTTTCGTCGACAAAGGCCGGCGGCGTGGCGGCGGGGGTAATGTCCCGCTCGGTGCCGACGGCGGTGATGGGATAGGTGATATCCTGGTTGAGGGCGGCCTGTTCGGCTTTCCCGCTGATCGAGACAGCATTAATCAACCCGGACGGCTCGTTGCTGACGTTGTCCACAGTGTCGTAGATGTACTGGATAAGCCCAGTGAGGGTGTTGGCCATGGTGTGACTCCTTTACGATCCTTTAAGGTGATTATTGCCCCGGTGGATAAATATCGAAATCCGGTTCTTGTAGGGGCGCTGCTTGCCTCGCCCCAGGGCGGAGCAAGCGCCGCCCCTACATTTCAATACTTAATCGCCGCAGGATTAGGCGACAACCTGACCGCCGGACCGCACGAATGCGGCCTGGGCGGCAGGGGTCATTGCGTCAAAATCGCGTCGCTTGAGCTTCTTGCCGTCGTCACCATCGGCAACGGGAGGCACAACCGGCGGCGCGTCGGCGGCGATGTTGGCCGCGGCGCTGCCTGTGCGTTTTTTCTCTTCGGCGATAATCACCATGGCGGCCTGGGGGCCGGTGGTTTTGCCATCGGCGGCCAGGGTTGCGATGAGTGCCTCATGGCCGGGCAGGGAGCAGGCCCGCACATCGGCGATGCGCTGGCGCTCGGCTTCGGCACCTTCGGCGCGGGCGGTGGCGATCTGGTTTTGCAGATCGGCGGCGGCGATCATCCCTTCGGTGGCCTCGGCAGTGATTGCCGCGACCAGGTCGGGATGACCATTCCTCAGTTGTTCCAGAGTCATGATCTTTCCTTTCTGGTTTGCGGCCCGGGCAACACCGGCCGGGGCCTTGGTTTGATGGATCATGGCGATAACTTCGCCGAGGGTGGCGATACCGTCGACCAGGCCGGCTTCTATGGCCTGCCGCCCGACAAACTCGCGGCCGTCGGCCATGTGCACCAGTACCTCTTCGGCGGTGCAGCCACGGTTCGCGGCGACATCGTTCACAAACTCGGAGTACACGGCATCCACGCGCGACTGCATGTCAGCGCGGCCTTCGTCGCTGAGAGGGCCATATTGCCCCGCGATGCGCTTGTAGCGGCCGGCGGTGATTTCGGTGGTCTTAAGCCCGGCTTTCTCTTCGGCGCCACTGGTGTCTATGTGTTTGGCCAGCACACCGATACTGCCGGTGGTAACCGTGCCGCTGCTGATATAAACACCGTCCGCAGCGGTGCCGATCCAGGCAGCGCCGCTGCACATGCAGCCGTCCGACCATGTGTAAATGGGTTTTTTGCCTCGGGCCTCGCGAATAAAGCGGGCCGCTTCGGAGGTGCCGGTGACCGTCCCGCCGGGGCTGTCGATGGCGAGGATGATCCCCTTGACAGAGGGGTCCGCGAGGGCTTCGCTGACGTTCTTTTGCAAAACGTCCGTGGAGCAGCCTCCGGAAATCTGCGAAAAAAGGTTCATCTTTTTGCCGATGACGCCGTCTACCGGCACAATGGCGGCGCCGTCCATCACCTTGTAACCTTTTGTTTCGTTGTTTAATGGCCGCCCGAGACTGGCCTCTATGGCCGCCACGTCGATCTTGGGGCCGCGCACATGGGCGCGGTAAATCTCCTGGATCTCGCCGAGCATTTCGGAAGAGATAACCCACGGGCCGTTGATAATATCGATAAGTTTCATGACGTCTCCAAATCGCTTCCGCCATCATCGGCGGTGTCCTGATCAAACTGCAGGCGGTTGATGGCGATGTTGTTTTCCCGCAGGTACCGGCGCTCTTTGATGATTTGCGGGAGCTTGTCTTCCCAGGGGGTGCCGGTGAGCTTGCGGGATTCTTCGTCGAGGCTGCTGACGGTGAGCTCGACACGGGCCGCTGCGGCGTTGATCTCTTTGAGCGGGTCGATCTGTCCTGCGGCGTCACCGAGCCAGCTGGTGCCGAGCCAGGCGCGACGCACGAGGGGATCGGTAAAAAAACCGGGGGCTGTCAGCCGGCCGGTGGCAACGGCCTCGGTGATGACGGCTTCATAGACCGGCTGGCAGAGTTGGGACACCAGCCAGTGCCGCCGGCGGTTAAAATAGCTCCAGGCTTCGAGCATGGCGGCCCGGGCGGCGCTGTAGCTGGCGGTGAAATGTTTGATGAGCAGCTCGAAGGGCAGTTCGAGGGCCACGCCGATCTGTCGCAGAATCGCCTGCATGAACGGATCAAAGGCCGGGTTGGGCCGGCCGGGGTTGACGGACTCGACCTTTTCACCGGGCAGCAGTCCCAGCACGGAGCCATAACCGAGCTCCATGCCGGTGGTGTCGGTCTGCAGAGAGGCGTCGCCGTCCGGGTTGTCCTGCGTGGGCGCCGGCCCGAGCTGCGCTTGGCCACTTTCGGAGGTGACAAACACCGTGAGCATGCCGGAGACCACGGCGGCCATGATTTCGGCGTCGGTATAGCGGCTGAGCTGCTTGATCTGCTCGACGACGGGTGCCAGGTAAGGCACACCCCGGGTTTGGCCGGGGCGGGTCTTGTCAAACAGGTGCAGGCACAACGGGTCGCCGGTGCGGGCCCCGAACGCGGGGATGTGCGTCCATGCCAATTGCTGCTGATCGCGCCGGTAGCGGCGGGAGCCGGGGTGCTGGTTGCATACCTGGTATTCGATCGGCTCGCCGGTGGCGTCTTTTTTGACGCCGGCGACCAGTTGCGGCGTGTCGGGAACGCCGTCTTTGTTACAGATCCGGGCGGCTTCGATGAGTTGCAGTTTGAGGCTGTAGGGTGACCCGGGCCGCTTAAAGCGCGGCATGTTCACCAGCAGGTCGCCATCTTCCAAAGATTTCAGGAAGATCAACCCCTGGAGCAGGGAAAAGGGCAACTGGCGTTCGGCGTCGATCTCGCGGGTTTCGGTGGCGAGTCTGTACTCGCGCTCGGCCTGATACTCCCATTCGTCGGCCTGTTCGTCGGTGAGCTTTAGCAGATCGCGGTCGATGGCGCTTTTAACTTTGAGCCCGGTGCCGACCACTTTGGTGACGTTGGTTTTGATCGCGCCGGCGGCAATGGCTGAGTTGCGCAGCAGGTTCTGCGACTCTTCGCGCAGAGTCTGCAGGTCGGGAAGGATGGCGCTGTCGGCGTCCATTTCGCGTTTGCTGCCGGACTGATTGGCGCGGCGAGTTTTGTCGGCGGCTTGATAACCACCACCCAAGGCCATGGCAACACGGGATTTGTAGCGCATGGCGCCGGACACCGGGTCAAAATAGTTGACCACGCGATCGGCGAGGGTGACGGGGACGGAAAATTCCTTGCCGTGCAGGGTGATGGTTTTGGCGAGTTTCATCGTGGGATGACCTCCCGCACGGTGATGCCGGAGCGGGTCAGTCGCTCGCAGCGGGCGTTCCAGATTACGATGCCCTGCTGGATGGCGGACAGATCGGCCCGTGTCATCTCACGATCATTGAAGCGGTAACGCTGCCCGGCCAACACGGCTTCTTCGGCGGCCAAGTATTGGGTGAGTCGGGCCTGCGCTTGTTCGAGGGTGATGCCCGCCATAAATCCTCCGGTATGAGTCTCGGAGATTGTCGCCTGCCCTCCGGAATTTATCCACGGGGCACTGACGGGCATTGTCTGGCACTGACAGAAAAAAGCCCCGCGGGGTGCGGGGCGGTGGGGTCTACTCTTGCATCTCCTGCCGCATCTCCCGCACATATCGCTGCAGCTCACTGGCGAGGATGCGCACCCCTTTGCGGGAGGGGTTGTCGTTGTACGGCGCGATGCGTCCCTCCTCGATGCGGCGGCTGAGGGTGCGGCTGTCGATGGCGAGGATTTCGGCGGCTTCGTCGAGTCGGACCAGGACGCTGCTTTCGAGGATCTCGCGTTTGTAGGCGGCGATTTCATGGCGGGTAAGGCGGATTTTGTCAACCATTCTGCGAGACTCCTTTGCTGATAATTCGCCGGATCGGGCGGGCGATTGCCTCGGGGGTGAGGCTGCCCCACTGCTTGAGCAGGTCGATGTGATACATGCGATAGGTGGCGCAGTCGTGATAGTCGTTTCGGCCGGCCTTTTGGTCGTGTTCCCACAGGCCGAGTTCGGTTTTATATTCGGCGCAGAGGTGCTTGGCGTAGTCGGTGAGCTCGTTTTGTGTTGGATCGGCCCCGGCGGTGAGTTGGGCGGCGGTATATCCGCTGTAGAGCACAAAGGCTCCGGGCGCTTCAGGATCGAGCTGCAGTCGGCGGGCGAGTTCATCTTTGTAATAGTGAACATCGAGCAGGATCAGGCGCAGACCGCCGGGGATGGCCTTGGCGGTGCCGGGGAAACGGTCGATAATACTGTAGGTGACCGGCGCGCCTTGTTTGCGGCCGGTGCCCTTGACGGGCTTGAATAACGGGTTTTGTTTGCAAAAGGCGTACACTTCGGCGGTGCGGCTATGCCCGGCAGGCGCCCCGGCCTTGCGGGTGCCCCCGGAGTCGATCAGGGCGCTGATGATGCGGTATTGCTTGCCTCCGGCGCTGTGCCAGGTGCGGGCGGCCAGGGTGACGAGGCTGGCAAAATCGAGCAGGTAGCCCTTACTGATCAGCCAGGTGGTAGGCTCGGCCTGTCCATCCCACGGCCCGACGGCGGCGGCCTCGTAATAAAATCCATCCTGCTGGGTGTCGACGTTGAGCACCAGGGCGAGGGCGGCATCGGGCACCAGGTCGCGGGGCCGGTCGTCGCACAGCCGTAAAACTTCGAGGTAATCGGAGGTGGCGCGGGCTTGTTCGTAATCGATGGCTTCATAGCCGTGGGCCAGGTCCATCTTGGCGGCGAGATCTCCGGAGCGGGCGCGGACGATGGCGGCGCCGATTTCGGCCATCTTGATGTTGGGCAGCGGGAAGGCGGGCATGTGCGCGCCGATGGATTCGGGGCGTTCAACGTCGGCCCCTTTGATAGCGACAAAGTCCCCGGCCTGGTAGGCTTCGGCGCGATCAGCTTCGTCCCACTCGACCCCGCAGGCGTTGCAGGCGTAGACAACGGAGTGCTCGCCGTGCTTGACGCTCTCGACGGTGGCACCCTCGGGGATGACGAAATGCTCGGCATCCATGATAACGAATTCGCGGCAGTGCGGGCAGCGGCTCTGGTAGGCCCAGACCTGCTGGGCGGCGAGCATGCCCTTGTAGATAAATTTACCGGCGGGGGTGCTGGCCAGCAGCATTTTGGAATCGTCGCTGTCGCGGCCGCGTTTTTCGAGCAGTTTTATGGAGTCGGTTTCGCCGCCGCAGCGGTCGGCGTTTTTGTCGATTTCGTCGCCGATGCGCAGTTTGCCGTAAAACGAGGACAGAGAGGCCGGGCTGTTGGACCAGGCGGGGAGCAGGCGCGGGCCGTGTTTGAAGCGCACCAGCGAGCGGGTGGTGTCGTCAGCGTAGCGAGACAGCAGCCGGGCGGTGCGCGGGCTGGCCTTGAGGGCCGGGACGATGCGCTCGCCCAGGGCTTTTTTGGCTTCGTTTTCGCTGGGCATGAGCCAAAAGACGTTGCCGGAGTCACAGCCACGGTCGACCTGCCACATGGCGGCGTTGAGCAGCACCTGGGTTTTCCCGGCGCGCTCGACCATGCACAACCAGACTTCGCGGACCCAGGGCAGGCTGATAAAGTCCATGAGCTTTTTGGTATGAGGCACGAGATCTTGCCGCCAGCGACCGGGCTGGGCATCGATCTCGGTGACGCGGCGGTGCTTTTCGGCCCACTGGCTGACGGTGAGGTCTTCGGGCACCTGCATGCGCTCGCGCACGGCCCGGGGCAGGGTGTAGCGGATCTGCTTGCCGGCGCAGGCGCGG